CACGGGGGGTCTCCAGACAAAATTGGAGCTCGAATGGGTCAAGCTCAAGGACGTCGTCGATACTTTTATCGATGAAATCCTTGGGGGATTCTATCCTGGCAGCTAAGCTGCGCATCGGGTTCGCCATGTTGTAGGAGGAAGGAACCAGTTATGGGGACTTTAAAAGCCTCGAGGTTTGTTACCTCCTCCATAACCGCTGTCGTTCGTGACGTATGTACCCTCCATGGGGTATCCACACGCGAATTAGATGCCGACATCAACACTATTGTCGTACGTGTTGAAAATGAAGGCATTTCCTTCGCAACAAAGACTCTTCCACTTCTAGACAAAGCATTATTGCTTGGTTTAGAAACTGGAACCTTCACCACTCCTTCTAATTTTAAAAGGAGAGGAGCTCTACCCGCTTTTACAGGGGCTTTGCTAAGGCGAGTCTTTGATGTGGACACAGGGCAGCTTCTTAGGAACGATCCGAAAGAAGCTGCTCTCTGCATCCGGTCGCTTAGGCAAGTTTATGCTTTGTTTTACAAGCTTCAATTGCCTTACGACCAGCGAACTTTGGTCGCATTTGAACGCGCTCTTGTCGAGAGGAACGCTTCTCTTAACAGTGGCCGTTTGGATGCACAGGGAATGGCGGACGTTTACGTTGCACAGCAGCTGCTTTCAACCCTTCTTAAAGGATTTAAAGCTGATGCGTGCTATGATATCCGTCCTGGTCCAGGTGTCTCAGCGGAGCGTCAGGAAACTTGGGAACGTTACGTTCCTAAGTATGAAATTGATTTGGAAGTCGACTCTTGGTCAACTTCGAATCTTTATCACATTTCCGAAGCGCATCGTTTTGACACTTGGGAGTATTATTGGAACCTGGATTCGCTCCAAGCTCCGACTGCCATAGGATATGCCGTGCCCAAGGATTCCCGAGGTCCGCGGATGATATCCGCTGAACCCCAGGACCTCATGGCCAGGCAGCAGGCTCTCCGTAGGTGGTTATATCCCTACATTGAGAACCATCCCATGACAGCTGGTCACGTTATGTTTAGTGACCAGGATACTCCACGGAATCTTGCTCAAGAAGGATCAAAAACCCAGAAATGGGCAACTATTGATCTTTCCGCAGCTTCAGATTCCGTCTCTGCTCACCTAGTTCAGGACCTTTTTAGAGATACTCCTTTAGATTTTCAAAAAGGATTATTTCGTACAAGGTCCGAATTTATGAGACTACCATTTAGTAAGAAACGAATGAAACTAAGTATGTTTGCCCCGATGGGCAACGCACTTACTTTCCCCGTGGAGGCCCTTACCTTTTGGGCTTTAATCACGGCTCGTTTTCTAAACAATGGTATGTCTCAAGGTGAGTCCCTGAACTCTGTCTATGTTTATGGCGATGATATAATCATCCCAAAACATCTTTACAATGAAGCTTGTGACGCTCTAATACGTCAAGGCTTCAAAGTAAACACAGACAAGAGTTACCAAATGGGGTTGTTCCGTGAGTCGTGTGGGATGGATGCCTATTATGGCATCGATGTTACTCCTATACGAATCAAGAAACTGTTCGACCCCAAACAGCCAGGTTCAGTTGTAGCAATGACGGCCTACTATAAGAATGCTATTCAACTAGGTTATTTTAACCTTGCGAATGCACTCTTTAAGTTTGTAGACCCTGTCTACAAACTCCCAGCCATAGGTGATAAATCACCTGTATTAGGCTGGTGGACTTTCTCGCATAAGAAATTATACGAGATAAATCAGGCCGATAGCTACTACTCACGTGATCTACAGGATTTCCGTGTGAAGTCGTGGAAGATTTCTTCTAAGAAACCTTTCTCAACTAAACGGGGAATTCCCAAGATGTCACGTGTCGGTTGGGATGCACTACTTGAATGGTTTCTTAATCGAGACTCCACTCAAGAAAATGCACGCTCAATCGAGGACCTAACAGTCCGGCGCACTGATCGACTACAACGCGCCAATGCGG